CCATTACTTTTTCCTATGCTAGAAACAAAATTCTTAAAAGCATTTGCCGCATCGGATATAAACTTGGATAATGTAGGCCCGAAGTTTCTTATAAGATTAGATAAGGCCTCAGAAAAGCCATGTATAGCTCCAACAACAATGTCCAATATACTACCGAAGGTATTAGTTGAATCAACCGCCGAGTCAAAACCAGTAATATAATTAGCTATTGCCTCAACAATATCAACAATTAAAGAACCTAATGGAGCCATTGCCACGACAACACGACCAGCGGCATCACAAATAGATCCTAAAACTTTTCCTACTAAATCTATAGCACTAAATAAGCCCTTGGCTATGTTTTTAAGCTTTTCTTGCTGATCGGCATTAAGTTTAAGATTATCTGTTAAACCTTTAAACGAAGAACTAATATTTTTAATCGTATCAAACGTTACTGGAGGAAATATCTCATTCCATGCACTTCCCAAAGTTGATGCGACAGACATTACGAAATCAGCAACATTCTTAAATGCCGAATAAAAATTAGAAAACGCAGTTCGTAACGGTTCAACTAACTGGGTTACTTGCTTTCCGTCTTTATCGACCACTTCAAACATGCTGTTTAAAAAGTTAACAACAACATCGCATAAAGCGTGCACGGTTTTTGTAAAATCAGGAAGAGCTGTTTGCTGTAAACTTGTACGAACACCATTTAAAACATTTCGAAACGCGTTTAATATACCAATTAAGTTATTAATCCCGTTTGCCTGATCGTCAGAACTAATCAAAACGCTTTCAAAATCGGCGCCAATCTTAGACATTGCCGCATGCACATTAGACATGGCACCAGTAAAAGTTTTGTTCGCATCCTTAGCATGCTCGCCAAAAGCTGAATACATAGCGTCGGAGAAAGTCTGAAAATCGATCTCACCATTCGAAACCATATCACGAACAGTAGCCTCGTCTTTACCCAAATAATTAGCAAGAACAGCCGCCGCGTTAATACCACTTGCCGAGAACTGAAGCAATTGCTCGCTCATAAGTCGACCGTTACCGGCAACTGTAGCGAATATTTGAGCAATATCCGTATAAGAACGGCCCGTCATTGCTGCTGTACCAGAAATACCCTGAAGCGAATGCTCCATTTGCTCTCCAGCTTGAATCCCAGAAGCGGATAACTGGCCAGCAGCCATTGCGGCTTCATCGAAACCGTAGGCGGTTCCATCTACTGCCTGAGTAATATCCTGACTAAGAGCCTTCCAATCTTTACCAAGACCCTCGATTTGGAATTTAGCTTGCTCAATGTTAGAAGCTCGAGTCCAACCACCAGAAACGATGGGGTTAATCAAGTTAGAATATAAACTAGCCCCAGCACTCATAACGGCGCTTGTGATATTAGATAAAACCGTCATTCCAACAATGCCCATTGCAGAAAATCTATTACTTAATTCAGAAACACCAGCGGCAATACCAGAAAGACCAGATGACGACAAATTATTGGCACTTTTAGTTAATCCATCAAGAGAATCTGTAGAACCTTTAAAATTTAATCCGTTCTTTAAATTTGTTAAACTCTTAAGCGTTGATGAGACGCCGGATTCAAACTGAGAGTTGTCAAACTTCATTTCAACAACTCGTTCATCAATACTACTCATGCTGACGTCACCAACTCCCATAAACCATTAGCTATATCATCAAACACCGGAAGAATAGCCGGATTAATATAATCTCTACCTTGAACGTATCCACCATTACGAGTTCCGTGTCCATACTGCAAAATTACAGCAATATTAACACCTTCGTTTATGTTAGAGTTTGTCCAATAGATACCAAAACCAGAACTAGTTTCTTTAATTTCGTAATTCCAAGAAGCTGCTGTGGTACCGCTTCTAGTCGGTGTATTTGAAGCCAGAGCCTGAACCCCACGTTGGCCATACTTAGCAGCTTCTGCCATAAAATTAATTCTTTTAACAGTTTCAAGAAACTTTATGGTTCTTTTGAGGTCACCTCTTTGCTCAAATACAATCATAATAATCCCTTATCCTTTTGTATGAAGCTGATGCTTACGTTGTTCGTTTATAAGATGGTTTTGACTAAGAATTTCTCTACGACTCATCTTTTTACCAGGAGTATTCTTAATTTGACAAACCTTAATTAAGGTTAAAAGACGATTTATATGCCACTTTTCACATTCTAAAGGAATACCAAGAGTTATCATCCAATAATATATAATTTCAGAAGTAACAATTTCTCTTTGTGATTTGGATGTCGACGACTTTTTATCATCAAACCAAGTCGCAGTCATCGTATCATCCATATACTTCTGTATTTTAGAATACACTTCTTCCGGTATAGATAAATATAACTGCGGATCAACATTCTTGGTCAATGTCATGCATCTTATATAATCTAAAACTTCATTAGGAGTAAGATCTTTATTGTTTAAAAATGGCTTATGCCACTTTGACTCCCATTTTGACAGAGAGAGAAGGGAATGCTCCAGAGTAATTGTTTGACCTTTTACAGTAAAAAATTCTTGAGTGTTTTCATTAAACAACTCCGAATCTGGAATAATTATCCGAAGCATTCCCTATCTCCTTTAACTAATTGGTGGTGCTATTCGAGACATCAGTAAGAGTTGGAGTCGCAGCATCAGAAATGTTAGACGGAACGATACCATTAACAAAATCCGAAGCAGCATTAGCATCCGTAACCAAGCTCATCATAAGCTCAGAGTAAGCCTCAGACTCCTCAAAAGACCTAGAGAGCTCCTCACTCTTAACAAATCGCTTACCGTCCTGAGACTTCTCACCATAGGAGCTAAGAACAATCTTCTTAAAGATTGAAAAGAGTTGCTTAGTATCCTCAGACTCTACAATCTTCTTAACTGCCTGCTCAAATCCGCCAAAGTCAAACTCCAACTCAAGAAGCTCGCCCTTTGAAAGATTGAAATAAAAAACGTCAGAACGCTTGGTTCCGTTATAATCGGTATAATCGATGGTCTTCTTAAGCATACCAAATCTCCTTTTCAAAAATATAGGGACAAACCTTACGCCTTAGCAACCGCATCCTGCATGATCTTGATAATCTCATCAGGAAGAGGAAGCTTGGCGTCAAGTGTATCAGTACCATAAAGAATAGCCTCAACAGCCGCCATAGCCTTGGTATCAACCTTGGTAGAATCGAGAACAAGCTGGGCCGAAGGCTTCATGCCAGCAACGGCAACCGGCGTCGTGGTAACATCCCAAGAGAACGTAACAGCGTCGGGGCTATCGTTAATCGTAGTATAAGACTTCTCGGAAGGAGAGGCCGTAGCGCCATAAATAAGATGCAGCTTATACATTGTGCCTTCGTCAGCACCAACACTATCGTTGCCAAGGTTGGTGACATACGAGAACCCGAACGTAGGACGAGACTGCTGGCCAACATAAAGACCCTTGACCGGGCTCTTAGAACCGTCACAAATAGCAAACTCGTCTGGATAAGTATAAGCCTTAATCGTAGCGCCGAAAGTCTCGGCGGAACGCATAGTGCCATACTTGCCGTTGTTAGCGTATAAATCGGTAGCCTCGGCACCATCAGGAGACTCAGTAACGGCGGTAAGACCGTTCCAAGCAACGCCCTTAGGATATGCGCCGGTGGTATCGGAAGGATAAATAACGCCCTTAGCAGTACCGGTCTCGTAGAAACGCTCGCCGGTCTTATCCCATAAAAGCTTTGGCATAATTAACACTCCTTAATAATAGATTTCAAAAACATCATGATTTAAATTATCTGCTGTATAATGCCTATCATATCGACACATAGGAAACTTAGCAAGTTCAGTAATAACGTCATTGTCAGGATTCTTATCAATATAAGTAACCTTATATTGTATAGTAAACCGATATGGAGAGTTATCAGCAAATATAGTATCTCCTGTATTACGCTCATAGACTATGCAAGGATATATCATCTTAATAGTCTCTGGAGGCTGATAATATACATGATTAGACCCAAGAACGGTTTCTAACTTTGATTGAAAATCAATCCTCTGGCCCATTGTATACACCTCCAAGGTTAAGAATAAGACGGGGGCGCTGGACCTCAACAGTCGACACTTTCCAGCGAGCCCCCATCCATTCCACGTATCTAATGGCAAAGAAATTTTCGTAAGCATAAGCATCAGCCATAATACTTATGACATTTGTCACGGTTAAATTATCATTAAGATTCTCTCCACCATTAAGACGACGAGAATTCTTTGTAATATCACCATAATACTTACGCTCTGTAATATCTTCTACCCAAACTCCAGGAGATGTTTCCTTAGTTTCAGCATAACCAATTACTCCATAAAACTTTGCCATTTTAAAAACCTTCTATTTTGACCTAAACAGTAGCAGGATAAGTCTCAAGAGCAATGGCTGAATAAGGCTTAATAAGAGCGCCAGAACAACGAGTCTCGATGAGGTACTTCATAGCATTGTAGTCGATGTCAAAGTCATCGAACAGATTCACAGAGCCACCCTGATCGGCACCGACATTATAATCGGTAAGGTTAACAATAAGACCCTCAAGCGAAAGCTTCTTACCCTTAACGGCACCCTCGCTGTCGCCACCAGTACGGCTCAGACCCTCCATAACAGGGACGGTAACGATAGAGGAAACACGGAGCTTCTTAGCAAGCTGATCCTCAGACTCATACAAATCTCGACCCATCTTATCAGTAAGAAGAAGCATGCCCGTAAGATTTGCCTCGGTAGTATAAAACACAGGATTACCAGAACCCTTATAGTCCTTACGAGCCATAACAGCGGAGCGAATAAGTGCAGCATACTTATCATCATCGGTCATGGTA